CAAGTACAAATCTTTATATTAACTGGAGAACGAACAATATTAAGTTATGTCACAACACCATTTCATAATAGTGTAGGACAGGCATTACAGGAAAGGTAATGAAATTTTTTACTTCACGTTGGATGGTCTTGGCATTTGCAATTCTATTGCTATTTGTACGAGTTCAAGATTCTGATTACGTTAAAACTTTAAGATATAAAACTTGGGATTATTTCCAAATACAATCACCACGAGCCAACCTTAGTGATATGGTTGCTATTGTAGACATTACAGAACAAGATTTAAAAGAATATGGTCAATGGCCTTGGCCCAGACATATCATGGCTATGCTCCATGCACGAATAAGTGATGCAGGAGCCGTAATGATTAATTACAATATTCTTTTTGCTGAACCTGACCGTATGGGATCAAAGCAGTATCTTAATTCTTTTCCTATGTCCGATGACACTAGAGAACTATTACAAAAAAATTTAGTAGACACAGATAGAGTTTTTGCAATAGTAATAAAAGAATCAGGCAATACCATTTTAATGATGAGTGTAAAAAATGAACGCGATAACATTTTACCTAGTACAACAAATATTATACAAAAAGGAGATGCCACACCATGGATATGGAACTACGCAGGCATCGTTCCTCCTTTAGCTACGTTATCTGCAGGTGCCGAAGGAATAGGTGTAAATGTTACAGCACCCGAACCTGATTCAGTAGTAAGAAAAGTACCTATTCTAATTCGTATTGAATCTAAATTATATCCTAGCATGGTATTAGAAAATATTAGAATAATAAATCAATCACGAGCAATTAAAATTATTACAAAAGCACATGGTATTGATGAAGTATTAGTTGCAAAAAATTCAGGCATACCAGTCAACCATAATGCTGAAATGTATATTCACTACGCAAATCCAGACAACTATATTCATTTGTCTGCAGGAGATATATTAAAAGGCAAAATTGATAAAAAAGATATAGCAGGAAAAATTATTATAGTTGGTTTAGATGCCGCAGGCTTATCTACATTAAAAGATACCCCATATGGATTAATGACTGACCAAACAATATCTGCTCAAACATTAGATACTGTATTAACAGGAGATTATTTGTTTAGATTACCACAAGCAGATACATATGAAATTTTGTTTATGGGTTTATTAGGATTATTAATGATTATATTAATTCCTAGGGCATCTGTACTACTTTCTGTTCCATTATTAATTTTTGTATTAAGTGGAATAAGTTATGGATCGTTTATGGCTTATGCAAATAAAGGATTTTTAATTGATCCATCATTTGCAATATTATACATATTTTTAATTTGGTCACATAGCACATACAATAATTTTGCAACACAAAGTAGATTAAGACAACAAATCAAAAGACAGTTTGAACATTACCTTGCACCCGACATGGTTAAGAAATTACAAAAAGATCCATCACTGTTAAAGTTGGGCGGTGAAACTCGTACAATGACATTTTTGTTTTCAGACATAAGAGGATTTACACCTATCAGTGAAAAGTACAAAGGCAATCCAGAAGGACTTACAAAACTTATTAATAGATTCTTAACACGTATGACAGATGTTATTATTAAAAATGGTGGAACAATAGATAAGTTTATGGGAGATTGTATTATGGCATTTTGGAATGCTCCAATAGAGAATGGAGAACACGAAGAATGTGCAGTTCAAAGTGCAATGGAAATGGAAGAAGAACTTGCTATGTTGAATGCTGAACTTATTGCAGAAGGGTTGCCACAAATTAATATTGGGATAGGTATAAACACAGGAGAAGCACTTGTAGGCAATATGGGTTCTAAACAACGATTTGACTATTCTGTAATAGGAGATGCTGTAAATTTAGCCTCTAGATTAGAGTCTAGTTCAAAGACACTTGGTAAAACAATAGTCATAGGTCAAGAAACAGTTGATAGAGCCAAGCTCAATTATAATTTTGAATACATTGATGACATAAAAGTTAAGGGCAAAACCGAGTTTATCAAGGTATATACCATAACAAATTAACCCACCTTTTCTTAGATATAAATAGTTTTAATTATGGACGCGGACCTTTTATTAATTGTATCAAGACTATGGCCACTATTAGTGGCTTTCGTATTGCTAATTGTGACTTTAGCACAATCGCATTATCGAATCAAAGTGCTTGAAGAGAAGGTTAAAGTTGCGTTCGAATTAATCAATAAGCTGACTAGCAAGAAATAAACTCACTTAACTTTTATGGCCATTTAACTTTACGGATTTTAACCGTAAATAAATTAGTGGACGAAGGAAAAAGAAATGGAAAAAATTTTTATGATAATAATATTTTGTATAGGACTAGATTGCCAAGGTGTCTGGCAAGAGTCTACTTACAATAGTCTGACGAACTGTGAAGCGGCGTCTCCTATGGTAAAAGAATATTTTACATCTACTTTTCCTGAATCTCGAGGTGAAATTCATTGTTTAACTGAAGGTGCATTCATTGAATGGAAACAATGGCTAGAAGCAGGCAATAAACCCATGTTGAATATGGATATGAATCAAACGGGGCAACAATAATGGATTTTTCTAATAAAACCTGGCTACTTATTTTTATAGGGGTAATGTTTATAACATTACTCCAAGGATGTGCTACGCCAGTTACTACTAATCTTACAACGTCCCCCAAATCAAACATAGGTAATATCCTTTTAATAGGCGAAGTAATCGGATGTGTTTTCGCACCTGCAGACCCTAGCTGTCAAAAAGATCCCAATAATCACCCAGCTCCAACAAAATCACCTTAATAATACAATTAAAGTACTCTTGATCCGGTGGCATATTCACCATTAAAGCGGTAAATACTGCTAATAGGGTCAAACGGACAGGTAAATGAAAAAGATAACAAGATCAATATTAGATGATTTGCATAGTATTCATAGAGTCAAGGATACAGAAGCATTTCTTGAGACTACAGGTAGCAACATAATAGAAAGTGCTGTTAACCTGTTGGACGTCATTAATAAAAACTACCCTCCTGAGCAGGCCCAAGAATTAGAGAGAAGGTTCATTAATTCTATTAAGAATGGTGAATCAAAAAAATTCAAAGTCGGCATTAAGAAGATCATAGAGGGTAAACAAGATGAATCAAATTAATGAAGGCGGAAACATATTTAAAAATCCTACCGGCCAACCAGCAACACAAAGAATTAATCAAGCAGACGTAGACCCAACTATTGCCTGGCTAGAAAAAATTACAGGATTACCTTTACAATCAAACAAATTAGGAACTACAGGAACATCTCCTACAAGTGGAGATATAGATGTTGCTGTAGATCAATCTAAAATTACAAAAGACCAATTAGTATCAAAATTGACGCAATGGGCTCAAGCTAATAAGCAAGACCCGTCAAAATGGATTAAGAAAAGTGGTATTAGCGTTCATTTTAAAACACCTATTAACGGTAATGTTAAAAATGGATTCGTACAAACTGACTTAATGTTCGGTGACCCAAATTGGATGTCCTGGAGTTTGAAAGGCTCATCTCCAGGCTCCAACTATACTGGAGCGGATAGACACGTATTCATTGCTAGTATATCTAAAGCACGAGGATATAAATGGAGTCACAAGAACGGTTTATTAAAAAGAGATACAAACGAACCTGTATCTAAAAAGCCTGATCAGATAGCAAGTTTATTATTAGGTAGAAATGCTAAAGGATCTGATCTTGATAGTGTAGAAAACATTCATAAAATGATTAGAGGTGCATCTGACTATAACGAATTAGTTGCAGACTTTAGAGATAGTCTTGCAAAAATAGGAAAAACATTACCTGAACACGTTATCGAAGGAAGCCCTATATGGTTTAAAGGTTTATTAGCAAAGGTTAATCTATGAAATTAGTAGAGTTTAAAAAAGTTACAGGTAATTGTAAAACACCTTTATTAGAAACAGGAGGCAGAATTGACCATGCCGAAGACCTTGTATTTTGGAATGGTAGCCAAGGAGCCTTAAATGCTATAAGACAATTAGAAGGATTAGCTAAAAATACTAATAACCTTACAATTAAATGGGATGGTTCTCCAGCAGTAGTGTTTGGAAGAAATCCTAATGGAGAATTTATTTTTACAGACAAAAGTGGATTTCATGCACAAGGATATGATGGTAGAGCAACAAACTCTGCTGACTTAAAAGGAATGATTAGTGACAGAGCTAAAAAAAATCCTTCAAAAACAAAATCATATAAAGCCTATGCAGATAAAATTGTTCCTATTTTTAATACAGTAGCAAAAGCAATTCCTAATAAGTTTCAAGGTTACTTTAATGGTGATATGTTATATTTTGCAACACCTCAACAATCCAATGGCAGATATGTTTTTAAACCTAATGTAGTAGAATATAGTGTTGATGCTAAAAGCGAACTAGGTAAAAAAATTGGGCAAAGCAAAGCAGGTGTTGTTGTTCACAATATGATGGGCGAACAAGGACAAATTTCTCAAATTAAAGACCTTAATAGATATATTCAAGGACGTGGATTATTTGTAATTCCACCTACAACTGTAAACAAGAAAGTAAGTGTAGACACCGACGCATTAAACAAAATAAAAAGTATAGTAAGTCAAAATGCTAATTTAATAGATACTTTGTTAGACAAAAACAAATTAGCTAGTATGAAATTAACTGATTTGCCTAAAATATTATATGCATATACTAACGCAAAAGTTGATCAAGGACTTCAAAATTTAGGTAACGATTTCTCTAGATGGTTATTAACTAGTGCAGTTAGTGAACCAAAGAAACAAAAAATTATAGAATATGTAAAACAAAACATAAATGGCTTTGTAGCACTTTGGAATACTGTTAGTGGTATAATGAATGCTAAAGACAATATTATCACCCAACTAGATTCAGCACCAGGAGATGTTCAAGCATCTATAAATGGTAAACCCGGTGGAGAAGGATATGTTTTGGGCGGTATAAAATTAGTTAGAAGATCTGGGTTTACTCAAGCCAACAGAGCAATAAATACAAGATAGGAGAATAATATGAGATTTAATGAATTTAGAGACCCAGCTGATCAAGAACCAGCATATAATAAAGACTTTAAACAAGACTCTTTATTCAATCAATTAGGAAAAGTTTTAGACAGCCAAGGCAATCCTAAACCAGTCGACACCGTAATTACAGATGATAATAAACAATTTAAGGTTACAGTAGCTCAAGCCCAAATGTTAAGAAATTTAATGACATCTAATCAAATTAAACCTGCTTTAAGAGGACAATTTACTAGAGATGCACAAGGGTCAACTACTCTTGCTAAATTTTTATCAGCACCAGACATGATAACACTATTTGGACAAATGTACATGAACGTAGATGATGGTGGTGCCCAGGATGAAAGTTTGTGGGTAGGAGGCAGTGGAAAAGTAAAAGGAAGAGTAAAAGGCGGTGGTAGAAAAAGAACTCCTAAACTACCAGGAATTAAAGGTGGCCCAAAAACAGGACCCACGGCAAACGTTGCACTAGCAAATTAAAAATGATAATTGCTTTAAATGAGGTATTAAATTAATGTTAGACACAATTGGGGTTCCTTTTATTAGTGAAATATATGAAGCGAGAATGACTCGTAATTCAAGTGACACTAAAATATTGACTTATACAGACTGTACTGAAAGATTATATCTAACTGTTCTTATTTTAGAACTATTAAGCAAATATAAAACATACAAACATTTTGCAAGAGCATATGCTAAAAATACAACAACTTATTCTAGCTATAAAAATTTTAGAATGAATGGTACTGACTTGTACAATTTTATATATTTTGTTACAGGTGACGCAAGAGCAATGAATAAATTAAAAGATCCTAAGAGTGCTATGGCAAAAAGAAAAGCTACTTCATTTCCTACCATGGCTTTAAACAGATACCTATCAAAAATAGCAAGTGGAACACAAAGTACTGATACTCAATTATTCGCTAACTTAGAATCTGCTTTAAAAATTAGAAACAGCGACTATAAAACAGTTAGAAGAGACATATTAAATTATACTAGTTTAACTCCAACAACTCGTAAAAAAGCAGTTACTAGATTACTTCATGCCGCTAGAGCAAAATTAAGAAATAGTGATATTATACAACATTTACAAAGATTAATTACAGATAAAAATTTAGAAACAGGATTAGTTAAAGATAATGAACCTAAAATTAGTGTACCTGATATAGGTGTAGAAGGCAGAGACCTTGCTATGTATAGATATCTTACTGGAACTAAAAGCATAGTTCAATTAAAAAGATTTATAGAATTTGCGTTAGCAGGAAAATCTATACCTGCTACAATAGTTGGTGCATATATTCCTGCAATTAAAATGATAGACGATATTGTTAAAGCAGGCCCAGGAACCGTAGCAATTTTAAAAGGATTGCATCAAAGAGCCCTAAAAACACGTAGAAAGTAATATTAACACACAATTTTCTACCCATCCACACTAAATAAATGTAATACACAGTCTACGGAGTGTAGACTGCCAATAACGAGAAAAGAATATACAAATATTGGCTGAAAGTGATCATACAAACACATTCACATATATTGTTAATCTTTTCTTTAATAAAACGGTAACGAACTAACGTCCAACCTGTCCGTTGAATTTTAGGGAGTTACTATTTTTTAAAAGGGAGACAACAAATGGCTAAATTAGCAAGAACAAGCGGCTTCGGTAATTTTGCAACTGACGGCGGCGTAAGAAGTACAGCTAACCTAGGTGCATTCGTAATCGACGCAGGCGGAGACCTTCGTTCAGAAGACGATGCGGCTAGAGAAGCAGTTGAAGTTATCCTTGGTGAAGTACAACCATTACTATACAGCATTGTAGACGACGCAAACGGAAAAATGACTGTAATAGTAGATAATTCGCAAACTGACGCAACTGATTTACAAAGACGTCTTAGAGCATTAGACACAATAGGTCCTAACAGCTATGACATATCAGGCGCAACAGTTACAGCGGCATCTACACTAGTAGCGGCGTAATTCACGCTAATAACTTTAATAAGGTTTTTGGGGTGTTCTTACTGGGCACCCCAGAACATTGTTAAAAATTTATAAAAAAGGAGAAAACAAATGGCAGTAATATCAGGAAGTAAAGACATTACAAACCCTAATGGCGTAGAATTTTTATCGAAAGATATTGATTTTTACAAAATTACAGGTGCTACAGGAATTCACACTGCTCCAGAAGGTGCATCTTCAGTTTTTCACAAAACTGTAAGAGCTATATCTGGCGAAGCGAATATCGTAGTACTTGGTATACCAGCGGCTAATGACCTAGTAGTAGGCTTAGAAGGTGGTTACGAAGGTAATGGAAGTACAGGTGCGGCGGCGACTTTAAAGGCGCTTATCGACACTGAGACTGGTGTAGCAGTTACGGTAGCGGCAACGACTATCAGTGGCGACACTTGGTCTTAATAGTTAATATAATATAATATTAATTTTTTTAACATTTAATCTACGGAGCGTAGATTAAGTCATTTAAGAGAAAAAAGGAGAAAAAAAATGGCGACAGTAACAAGAGTTAATCCAGCGTCAGAGGCGGTGGACTTTAACAACACAGGAAGAAATCTAGTGCATATGGACATCGCTTTCGCGGCGGCTGTTGATGCTAAATTAGGACCTAATTCAGCAGTTAAGGCAACACTAGAAGCTATTTCCCAAATTACAAATATAGTATTGGCTGGCCCACTTCACAACACAAACGCAAATATGTCAATCGCGGTTGAAGGTGATTTTGGAACAGATACTTATGATGGAACAAATGCTGAAACTTTAGCGGCTCACTTAGAAGATGTAGTGCAGGCTTTAGGAACAGTTGATTCTATCAATTTGGGCAGTGCATCTGTTACAGCTAAAACATACGTGCTGTAATTTAAAATAAGAATTAAACTTTTTAGATTCTCAGAATTAAGGGTGTTCAAGAAATTGAGCACCCTTTTTTCATCTATAATAAGTACAACTAGCTTAAGAGAAGAAAAGTGTATGAGATTTAAAATTTTATCATTAGTAGACATTACAAAAACAGGGTTACACAAAAATAATAGCAAAGACGAAAAAGCTATTTCCCAAAACGCCAACTATCTAACCTTTGAAAACTGTCTCCAATTTAGATCAAATATTGAACCTATTGACAATCCAAAATTAAAAAAAGTAAATTTGGCAAATACAAATTTTGGTGAGAACTATACTGGAGAACATAATGTATGGTCTATGGAATTTACAATGGAAGATAGAGCAGACCCTTTACCTGTTAGTGAAATTATCGGCCATTTAAAAGAAGACATAGATTTGGTCCCTATAATCAATGCATTAGACGAAACTATTAGTTTAACCAATAGTATGTTCAGAACACAAGATTTAAAAACTAATAATATAATAATAGTAGAAAAAGACGACAACATTGGCAATAAATAGTAACATTAAACGAATCAAGGCACATTTTAGGCATAATCTTAGGCCCTTCCACTGGATAATAAAAATATTAGGAAGAGAGAAAAAATGGCAGAGTCCAGAAGTATAGAACAGAAAAATTTAGAAGCACACGTCGAGTTGTGTCACCAAAGATACGCATCTTTGGAGAAGAGACTTGAGGCAATAGAAACTAGAATTGAGCAAAATCAACAAGCTATAATGCATGGTAACAAGTCGATGATTAAAGTTATTATAGGTGCCACAGGTACCATAGTAGCTGGACTCCTTTCCACAATAGTAGTTCTATTATTAAAATTTCCAATATAACCCCCCACATTCGCTAAATACGTTCATACAGTAGGAAAAGTATGAAAATAGTAGAAGTAGTAAGCCCATTACAGGTAGGTGAAACATTCGTCCAGGTCTGGTCTAGAACCGGGGGCAAAATGGTACGTAAGTATCGTTGCACTGCTGGGGTACGAAAAGGAAGAATTGTATCTGATCCTAAAACTTGTACAGCTCCTAAAAGGATGTCTGGTATTATATCAATCAAAAGAGCAAAAGCTAGAAAAGGTTCTGCACTTAAAGTTAAAAGAGCAAGAACTAAAAGAGCTACATTTTCTAGACGTATATCAAAACTAAACAGATTAGGTCACCAAACAGTTAGAGGAAGAACATCATTTAGAACAGCTACAAGACCTAGTATCTGGAAAAGGGCATCGATAAGATAATGAGATATAGAGAAATTAAAGAAACTGATTATATTCAAAGCCTGATGAAAAAAATAGGAGCAGGCTCAGGAACAGGAGCCCCAGTTCCAACAGGAGTTCTTCCAAAAGGAACTATCAAATCTATAGGAGCAAAACAAGTAGCCACACAAATTAATAAAGACGCCAACAAGGATTTACTTAAACCGGGTAAAATGATTCCAATACCTGTTGGCCCAAATCAAGAAAAGGACATGGAAATAGACAAAATTGATGCAGATACAGTATCATTTAAAAACCCTGATCCACAGCCCGGAGAACCCCCTACAACCACACTTAATAAGAAGGACCTGAATCCTGTAATAAACAACTTATTAAGAAGACAAAGAGCACAGGGATGAAGATTAACGAATTAATATTAGACAGTTTTAAAATTTACGTCTCAAATGAAGAATATAACGTTTTGAGTAAACTTAAAGAACAGAGTCGTTTAGATCTCTTTACCGAAAGAGAACAACAGTTAATCAGAAATCTTATAAACAAAAGTGTCGTTAAAAAAATAGTAAAAGACGGACAAGTGCTTGTGGTTGGAAATGAATACAAAACATCTATCTAAAGAATTAAAAAAACTCATAGACAGAAACATTCATAAGGTGTGCATACCTATAAAAAATGGTAGTGGCATACGGATGAAGCATTATATAATACGAGAAAACGGTTATAGTAACTTAATATACGACCTAAGGTATAATAGACAAGTTGCAACTACATTTACTAAAACAGGAGCCATTGCAACAGCTAAAGCCCTAGTCGATAATCGTGAAGATGACATAGAACAAATAACAAATCTAGATAGAGAAATCCAATCAAAATACAATAAATGCGTACAATTCAAAAGCACAATAGCTAATTCTGATAATGAAGTTACTGTAGATTCTGCCCATATACGTTACGATATTGCGTGGGATGATTTGTTAAACCTAAGGGACCGCCTAGATGAGTATGTATTTGATAAATAAATCATATAGGGGATATTATTAATGAAGATATCGCAATTTAACGCAAAAGTTACAGCAGAGCAAATGAATCAAACGTTAGCACAAATGTTTGGTGAAAGTATTGACCTTAAAAAGTTCACAATGGAGCAATTAGAGTCTGCAAAAACAAGAACTATCAACAAAATTTCAACACTTCAAGCCCAAGAAAATTTAGCTACTAGCGAAGAGTATCAAAAACAAAGAATGTTTTTAGATGTAATAAATGCGGCAATTGAAGGTGGTATGTCAGATATCCATGTAGGTGCTCAAGAAATAGTAGGTGAGTATCAAGATGAGCCAGATCACTTGGCTAAACCTAAAGCTGAAGTTATAGCAGATTTAGAACGAAGAAAAGCAGATGCAAAAGATTCTACTTCACAATATACACTATCTACTGCAATAGATATGGTAGAAAAAGGCTTTGATGACCAAGGAGATGCTATTCCAGACCCTAGCGATATGGCACCCGAGAACATAAATACTGATACAATGAAAGCAACAGATTTAAAAACAACCGAAGCAAAAGGCAAAGACCAGTGCCAGCATAGCAATTGCCGTTGCGGAGGCAAAGACCATGACAAAGATGGCGATGTCGATTCTAAAGATTATATGAAATCAAAAGATATAGCAATTAAAAAAGCAATGAAAAAAGAAGACGTACAAGTTAAAGAAGGCGCAGAAGAAAATGCACAATTAGTGATGGCGGCTAAAGATATGGTTGACAAAATCACAGGCTGGATGGAAGACACAGCGTCTATGCAAACAGAATCAATGTTAGAATTAAGCGATGCAATTAGAGATGAAGTAGGCTCAGAGCAATCAGAAAGTTTTGTTAATCAAGTTAAACCAGCATTAGAATCATTATACTCAGCACTAGAAGTTACAAGAACATCATTAACAGGAGGCGTAGCCGTCCTGACAGGCGAGACAGTTCCAGCAACAATGGGAACAGATACTCCAGAAGAGCCTGTAGTAGAACCAACAGATGATATAGCAGATGTTCCAGCAGACGATTTCGGAGCGAGCGAACCTGCAACTGGTGGAGATTTACCAGCAGACAGAGGCAAAAGAGAATCAATTTTAAGAATGTCAAGAAGACTAGCAGAAACATTATCAGCAAAGTCCACAGGAAAAAAAAAGGCTTAACCGAGTCTTCCGACACTCTCCTTATCCAAACATTAAGAAATTTAATTAGTAGTGCAAATTCTAAAGGGCAAACTGCCTATTTAAATTATGATGCTCTTAATAAAATAATGCAGAATGTCGGAGGCGGTCAATATAGCTTTAATAACTTCAAAAACAGATACGATAGTGTTCCTGGCGTAAAAAACTTAACCCAAAAATTTGATAAAGATGGCATCACATTAAAAACAGATGCAAATAATTCAAATCCAGAAATAACTCAAAAGAAGAAAACATCAGATATTAAGCAAATGGCTAAACGAGCTACCGCCAAAAGATTTTAATTGACTTTACACAAAAAGTAACATAAAATAACAAGATGACAGATAGAACAAAAGAAGAAATAGTTAAAGATATCAAGACTATTTTGGATGAAAAAGTAGCACCTTCAGTTGCCCAACATAATGGCTTCATTAATTATTTGGACTTTGACGAAGAAACAGGATTTGTAAAATTACAATTAGCAGGAGCCTGTAGTGGTTGTGCAATGTCTAAAATGACTTTACAACAAAGTGTAGAAGATATGCTAAAGCACTATGTACCAGAAGTAAAATCAATTGTTGGTGAAGATGATGAATCAGCAAGTGACCAAGGTTATTCACCTTTTGTTCCTTCAGATCAATTTCCAGAACAAACAGTATTGGAACAAATGCAAGATGTATTAGAACCAATTGAGGCTATCGATAATCTTACTGGAACTGAGGAATTAGATAAAATAGATTCTTTGACTACAGAAAATCAAGAAAACGAAAAATAATTTTTAATGTCGTTAATTACCGAGAAGTATGAATATAAAAAAATGTCCCGATCCATACTTGAAGGTAGAAGAGTATATCAAACCCCAGACGGCGACAAATTAGCAAGTGTTACAACAATCCTAGACGATACTAAAGACAAAACTCATTTAGTCAAATGGCGTAAAAAAGTAGGCTATCAAAAAGCTAAAGAAATAACTGCTGAAGCAACTACCGTTGGAACTTCTATGCATAAACATCTTGAACATTATGTAAACAACGGCGAATGGAAAAAACCCGGTTCTAATCCTTATCATCAACAGGCTTTTAAAATGGCACAAAAAATATATGAAAATGGATTAAAAGATATTAATGAAATATGGGGCAGTGAAGTTGGATTATATTTTCCTAAAATTTATGCCGGCACAACTGACATATTAGGAGAATATAAAGGTATGCCTGCTATCATAGACTTTAAACAGTCAAACAAGCCCAAACGTGAAGAATGGGTTACAGATTACTATTTGCAGTTAGTGGCTTATGCAGAAGCACATAATGAAGTGTACGGTACTAATATTAACCAAGGACACGTATTTTTATGTTGCAGGAATCTTACATACCAACAATTTAACATAACACCTGAAAACTACAATGATTATAAAGATATGTGGTGGAAAAGGGTAGAGCAGTACTATATTAAACATACGAACTAAATTTCAAAACACGATACAGTCGATAAATATAAAATAATAAGGACATATATGGCTATTGTATCGATATCAAGAATACAGATTAGACGAGGTAAAAAGACCGCAGGTTCTGGTTTACCCCAACTTGCAGGTGGTGAATTTGGCTGGGCAGTAGATTCTCAAGAATTATACTTGGGTAATGGCTCTGTGGCTGAAGGTGCACCTAATGTTGGAAATACTAAAGTTTTAACAGAACACGACAATTTATTTCAATTAAGCAATCAATACATTTACCTAAATGGGTCTACTGTACAAACAGGTATAACTGCCTTAGATCATACTAAAAGAGATTTACAATCTAGACTAGATGATTTAGTTAGTGCTAGGTCATTTGGTATTACTGGAGATGGTACAGACGTAACAGTTGCTTTACAAAGAGCAATAGATCAATTATTTTGTAACCCGGCAACTGTTGGAAATGAAACAAGCAGAGTTACACTTCATCTTCATGCTGGAGTATATGTTATTAACGGAACATTAAAATTACCACCTTTTACAAATATCGAAGGAGATGGTAGTGACAAAACTGTTATAAAACAAGATGGAAGTTTTACAAGTATTGTTGCAGTAAACGGAATTAGAGTTCCGGGCGACAGTTCAACTCACTTTGCACAAACAACTACTCTTAATCAACCAAGACACCTTTCAATTAAAGGTTTAACAATTGAACATACAACTAGTCACGCATATTTTGGAATGCAATTAGATAATGTTTCTAATAGTTTTTTTGAAGATGTTAAATTAAAAGGACCGTGGACTACAGGAACAGCAATTCAAAATGGTGCTGAAGCAGGAATTAAATTAGCAAGTTTAAGTTCTGTTGTTACTTGTTCAAATAATAATTTTAACAAATTTTATGTAGATGGTTGGAGCAATGGAATAATTTCAGATAATGATATTGTTAATAATACTTTTACAAACAGCATATTTGAAAATTTAGGATATGGTGTAGTATGGGGTAGAGGCACAAATTTAGGAAATGTAGCAATGGCTACAGGACCTATTAACAATACTATTACTAATTCAAGATTTGCTAACATAGATAAAAATGGTTTTTGGGTTAAAGAAGGTTATGGAAATGTTAGTGCAAATAATTCTTATGCATTAGTTGGAAATGATGGTGGTACAGAAAATGGACCAATATCTGGAGTAATTAAATTTGAATCTAAAAATAATTCATCTCACGCAGATCACTTTACTAGAACAAAAGTTTTATCATCTGATACTTCAAATTTATCTAATGTTGCATATATTCCAGAGATAGAAGGAAAGTTTGCAGGTACTTTTTCATATACGTTTGATGCTTCAGTTGGTTATGTACCAACTACACAAAGATTATTTAGATTACCAGCAGATTCAAATAAAAAATATAAAATTGATTATACATATCTAAGCAATACAGTTAACGCAACAAGACATGGTGAATTAAATGTAATGCTTAATATAGCACAAGGTACTACTAAAATAGCAGATGAATATAATTACGATGGTGATGCATCTTATCAAACTAATTTAGAATTCACAACTGCATTATCAGACGAAAATGGCGACACAACAAAGGAAACTTTGGTATTTTATGTTAAAAATACTACTGCTGGGGACAATGCAGGCTTACTTTTCCACGTTTCGGTTCTTTCTTAATAGAAATTTTCTTAGATAATTATAATATGGTACTTTAACTAACAACCTTTAGTTTTAGTACCATATTACCCTTTTAAATTTTTACAAAAACGAAGCAAATATAAATTGACAAAAACAAAAAAATTGCATATAATAAGCTAATCATAAATATAAAATAAATAGTACTTTAAAGAATACATCGGACAGGGACAAAACAAAATAATTTTATGGAAACTACTACAACTCAGGCGTATTCACAGATTAAGGTACAAAAACGTAAAGGCAAACTAGAAAAATTAGATATTAATAAAATTCATTTTGTAGTTGAAGAAGCTTGTAACGATTTACCTGGTGTTAGCTCATCTCAAATAGAAATGAATGCTAATATTCAATTTTATGATGGAATAACAACTAAAGGAATTCAACAAATCCTAATTAAGTCAGCAAATGATTTAATAACTCTAGATCAACCAAACTATCAATTCGCCGCGGCAAGATTACTTTTATATGATGTACGTAAAGAAGCACACGGACAATATGAATATATGCCTTTGCCTAAATTAATTGAAAGAAATGTCCAATCAGGTGTTTATGACAAAGACATCATGGAAAAATATTCTAAAACAGAATCAAAAAAACTTAATTCTTGGATACGAAGAGACAGAGATTTAAATTTCACTTATGCTGGAATAAGACAAGTAGTAGACAAATATCTTGTACAAGATAGAAGTACAGGACAATTATACGAAACACCACAAGATATGTATATGATGATTGCGGCAACCTTATTTGCTAACTATCCAGAAAAAAATAGATTACAATATGTTAAAAGATATTATGATGCAATATCACAATTTAAAATTAATATTCCAACACCAGTAATGGCAGGAGTTAGAACACCTATTAAACAATTCGCAAGTTGTGTTTTAGTTGATAGTGATGATACTCTTCCTTCAATTTTTTCTAGTGATATGGCAATCGGTTTATATGTGGCACGTAGAGCAGGTATAGGAATTAATGCAGGACGCATAAGAGGAATTAATTCTAAAATAAGAGGTGGAGAAGTACAACACACAGGCGTGATTCCGTTTCTTAAAAAGTTCGAAGCTACAGTTAGAAGTTGTACCCAAAATGGAGTACGCGGTGGAAACGCAACAGTACACTTTCCTATATGGCACCAAGAAATTAAAGACATTATAGTTCTTAAAAATAATAAAGGAACTGAAGACAACAGAGCTAGAAAAATGGATTACTCAATTCAAATTTCTAAATTGTTTTATGAAAGATTTATTAATGAAGAAGAAATTACATTATTCTCTCCACACGAAGTACCTAGTTTAATGAAAGCCTGGGGCACACCTAAATTCGATGAACTTTATGTAAAATGTGAAAAAGACAAATCGATTGACAGTAGAAGAGTGTCTGCACAAAAA